GTTCAGAATTTTGGTAATTCAGCAGCTGTTGACGAAATGCACGTTGTAGATGTCGACAACGGTGGTAAGTTCACTGGCAATCCAGGTTCTATCCTAGAAACATACGGTCGTCTATCACGCGCAACAGATGCTAAGTCTCTTGATGGTAGCACAAATTACTATAAGAACATCATCAACGATCAGTCTCAGTATGTATGGTTAGCAAACGATCGCGCCACTTCACCTTCAAATACTGCTGTTAACATTGCTTCTGGTTCAAATACTGCTCCAATAGAACTAATGTTCACTGGCGGCGCTGAAGTAAATTCAGAAGCTAACGTATCAATCTCAGTAATTGCTAAGGGTTATGACTATTTTGCTTCTGCAGAAGATGTTGACGTTTCCCTTATCCTTACTGGTAAGTCATTCGGCGGTATCCATGGCGAACAGATTGGTAACTATATTGTCGACAACATCGTTGAAACTAGAAAAGATTGCGTAGCATTCATTTCTCCAACTAAGGAAGCCGTAGTTAACAACGTTGGATACGAGCAAACAAGCATCGTTGCTTTCCGTAACGCAGCTCGTGACACTTCATACGCTGTTCTAGACTCTGGATATAAGAAGATGTATGATCGTTACAACGACATCTATCGCTGGATTCCATTGAATGGCGACATTGCTGGTCTATGCGTTCGTACCGATAACACTAATGATCCTTGGTGGTCACCAGCTGGTTTCAATCGTGGTCAAATCAAGAACATCGTTGAACTTGCTTACAACCCACGTAAGACAGACAGAGACGAACTCTATAAGGCAGGCGTTAACCCAGTAGTAACATTCCCTGGTCAGGGAACTGTACTATACGGTGATAAGACTCTTCAGTCTAAGCCATCTGCTTTTGATCGTATCAATGTTCGTCGTCTGTTCATTGTTCTTGAAAAGGCAATCTCAACTGCATCTAAGTATACTCTATTCGAATTCAACGATGCGTTTACTCGTTCGCAGTTTAGAAACCTAATTACTCCATATCTTCGCGATGTTAAGGGTCGTCGTGGTATTACTGACTTCTTGGTAATATGCGATGAAACTAACAATCCAGGATCAGTAATTGATCGTAACGAGTTTGTCGGTGACATTTATATCAAGCCAGCTCGCTCTATCAACTTCATTCAGCTTAACTTTGTTGCCGTGGGTACTGGCGTACAATTTGCTGAAGTTGTTGGTCAGTTCTAATAAATAGTTGAAAAGAGGAGTTCTCAACAATGGCATTTAATGTAAACGACTTTATCTCAAAGGGTCTAGAATACGGTGGCGCTCGTCCATCGCTATTCGAAGTAAGACTTTATCCACCTGCTGCTCTTAATATTGAGCAGAACAGTGTACAGAAGTTCTCGTTCATGTGTCAGGCAGCTTCATTGCCGCCTGCCACTATGTCTCAGATCGAAGTTCCATACTTCGGTCGTAAAATTAAGGTAGTTGGCGAAAGAACATTCGACAACTGGAATCTAACAATCATGAACGACGAAGACTTCATGGTTCGTGCATTGTTTGAAGCATGGTCAAATGCTTTAAACTCAATGGAAACCAACCTTCGTACAGCTGGTCTCGATTCAGAAAATTATAAGGCTGACCTAGACGTTATCCAGTACGCTAAGGATGGTGAGATCATCAGATCTTATACTATCATTGGTGCATTCCCAACAGATATTTCAGGTATCGAAGTTAATTGGAGTTCAACTGGTGCTGTGCAGACATTTACTACTGTTCTTGCATACGATTACTGGATTCCACAGACTGAAGTATCTTCAAAGGGTAATTCAAACCAGTACGCTGGTAAGGTTTAATATTTGAATTATATAATATGAGCCTCTATAAATATTTGGGAGAGGCTTAATGCCTCTCTCTTTTTAGGAGTTATTGATGGAATTATTTGGTTTTGAGTTTAAACGAAAAGTTGAAGTAGATAGTCAACCCTCTTTTGCACCGAAAGATACTGACGACGGCGCGTTAGTAATTTCTGCTGGCGGTTCGTTTGGTACATATGTTGATCTTGATGGTACTGTAAGAACAGAAGCAGAGCTTGTAACAAAATATCGTGAAATGGCTCTTCAGCCAGAATGCGATGCAGCTATTGATGAAATCGTAAACGAAACGATGTCAATTGATGAAAAAGAAATCGTAAAGATTGACCTTGATCAATTAGAAGTTACAGACAAAATTAAAAAATCGATTAGAGAAGAATTTAGTAATTGCTTGAACATTTTAGATTTCAATCGTCATGCCTATGAAATTTATCGCCGTTGGTATGTCGACGGTAGATTATACTATCACATAATTATCGACCCAGCAGACACTAAGGCGGGCGTCAAAGAAGTTAGATATATTGATCCTCGTAAGATTCGTAAAGTAAGAGAAGTTATCAAAAAGCGCGTGCGTGGTGGTGAAACTAATGAAGCTGTTATAACAAAAACGCAGAATGAATATTATATCTATAACGATAAAGGATTTAATTATGGTAATAAGACAGTTGGTCCAACGACTACTGGTCTTAAGATTGCCAAAGATACTATCCTTCATGTTTCATCTGGTCTTACAGACACAAATGGTACTATGGTACTTTCTTATCTTCACAAGGGTATCAAGGCTCTAAATCAGCTAAGAACTCTTGAAGATGCTCTAGTTATCTATCGTTTGGCAAGGGCACCAGAACGTCGTGTATGGTATATTGACGTGGGTAATCTTCCAAAAATGAAAGCAGAACAATATCTTCGTGAAATTATGGTTAAACACAAAAATCGTTTGATATATGATGCTGAAACAGGAAATGTTAGAGATGACCGCAAATTCATGACGATGCTGGAAGACTACTGGCTTCCTCGTCGTGAAGGAGGGAAGGGTACGGAGGTTACTACCCTTCCTGGCGGTCAAACATTAGGTCAGATGGATGACGTTCTTTATTTTCAAAAAAAGTTCTATCAGACACTCAATGTTCCAGTAAACAGACTTAATTCAGATGCTTTGTTCTCTCTTGGTCGCGCTACCGAAGTTACCAGAGACGAATTGAAGTTTGCTAAGTTTGTTTCAAGACTTCGTGGTAAGTTTGCCAATATATTCGTCAAGTTACTTGAAAAGCAGTTAGTCCTTAAGCAAGTAATGACTATTGAAGATTTCAATAATATTTCAGCTGATATTAAGTTTGAGTTCACCAAAGACAATTACTTTCAAGAACTCAAGGACGGCGAAATTGTTGAGAACAGAATTAATCTTGCACGTAATATGCAGGATATGGTTGGTAAATATTATTCACAAGAATGGTTGCGTAAAAATATTCTTCAACAGTCCGAAGACGATATTGAAGAGCAGGACGAACAGATTCAGGAAGAAAAAGATTCTGGCGATGAACGTTGGTTATCTCCTGAAGATAAGATGATGCAACAACAATTGATGATGAATGGTGGAGATGTTGGTAATGAAGATCAGAATAATGAAGCTGCTCCTGAACCATCAGATGCCGATAAGAAAATGAATAGTGCTAAGTCAGCCTATGATACATTATCAAAGAAACCTAATAGAACTTTGTCTGACGAGGCTAAATTAAAGTCTGCATCGCAAAGTCTATCAAAGAATAAATAATTGGAGATAACTAATGGATAATGAATATACTGTACAGGATTTGATTTCTCTTTCTTATGATCAAAAGCCGATTGAATTCAACAATGCGTTCAACTCTTTAATTGCTGATAGATTAGCACAAGCTGTCAATGCAAGAAAAATTGAAGTAGCGCAGAGTATGTTTAAAGAACCTGTTGAAGATATTGAACAAGAATTAGAAACAGAAATTGACCAAGAGGAACAAGTAGATGGTGAAACAGCTTAAGGACATTCTAAAACAAGCATCGGATACCATTAAAGGTGTTCGACCTTCTACTACATCTCCAGGTTCTACTGGTAAAGATGCAGGCGTAGATTATAAGCCAAAAGCAGGTGACGAACAAGAATTTATTGCCAAACATTCTGTAAAAAGATGGGACGATCCTGCCGGCAATGGCGATGATGTATTTAATGCTACTAATGTAAAATATTCTTTTGACACACCTCAAAACTCTCGTATGGGAAACAATCAAGCGCAGGCAAAAGCAGCT